ATGATCGCGGACAAAAAGTCCCAAGCCGCCGCCACCAAGGCGTACGACAAGGCCGACAAAACGCCGCCTGCTCCCAAAGCCGATGCGTCCGCACCTGCGGCCAAGCGGTTCGCCAAAGGCGGGTCTGTATCGTCTCGCGCCGACGGCGTGGCCCAGCGCGGCAAAACCCGCGGCAAGATGTGCTGACATGATGGCCAGTCGCGGCATGGGAGCCGTCAACCCCAGCAAAATGCCCAAGGGCAAGCGGACGCCCCGCCGCGACGACACGGACTTCACGCAATACGCCGAGGGCGGCAAAGTCAACGCGGCAGGCAACTACACCAAGCCCGAGATGCGCAAGCGGATTGTGGGCCAAGTCAAAGCTGCGGCCACGCAGGGCACCGGGGCAGGCCAGTGGTCGGCCCGCAAAGCCCAGCTCGTGGCCAAGAAATACAAAGCCGCTGGCGGCGGGTACCGGGACTGACATGAAAGCCCCCCAAAAGTCGCTCAAGGACTGGACCGACCAGAAGTGGCGGACCAAGTCTGGCAAGCCGTCGTCCAAGACGGGCGAGCGGTACTTGCCTGCAGCGGCCATCAAGGCCATGTCACCTGCCGAATACGCAGCGACCACCAAAGCCAAACGCGCAGGGAAGGCGGCCGGAAAACAGTTCGTGGCGCAACCTGCGAAAATAGCGGCCAAAACCGCAAAGTACCGTTAACAGGAGCAAAGATGAAGATCGAAACCGTACGCATGTGCGCTGAGATGACCGCACGCCAGCAGCGGAACGCTCTCGGCCATGTGAGCGACGACGTCCAGCAGCTGCTGGATGAGCTGGCCAACGCCCCTGACGGCGACGTTGCCGCCAAGCCCCCCACACGCAAGCCCAAGGCCCCTGCTGCACCAGCGGTCGAAGCCCCGGTTGAATCCCCTGCGGAGTAACGCATGAATGACTGCGACGTGACCGAACTGTCAGAATTGTGGGTGCCCGCGTACGGCTACGAAGGCCTGTATGAGGTGTCCAGCTTTGGGCGAGTACGCTCCGTTGCACGCATTGTGGCTGGTAGGTGGGGGGATACGGCCCGCCAAGGAAGGCTATTACAACCGGCGCGGGCGAACGGCCGATATTTGAAAGTCACCTTATATTTGTCGGGGGTGGGGTACCAAATCCAAGTGCATACGTTAGTGCTCCAGTCATTTATCGGAGCAGCACCAGAAGGCTTTAATGCAGACCATATCGATTTTGACATAACCAACAACGCACTGCACAATTTGCGGTGGGTGCACGCAATCGATAATATACGACGTCGCAGAAATGCAAAACTTACGCGGGGCACCGCGACCGCGCTTCTAGACCGCGCGGCGTCCGGGACAACGCGCGCCGAGCTTGCCGCAGCGTTCGGTATTTCTGAACGGCATGTGCAGCAGGTGGTTGCGGGCACTCGTTGGAAAGACTGACATGACGACCTCTGGCACTGCTACTTTTAATTTGGACCTCACGGAAATTGCGGAAGAGGCGTACGAGCGCGCGGGTTCGGAGATGCGGTCGGGGTACGATCTGCGTACGGCCCGCCGGTCGCTCAACCTGCTGTTTGCCGATTGGGCCAACCGCGGCATCAACATGTTCACGTTCGAGCAAGGCAGCATCATTCTTACGCCGGGCGTGGCCACATACGACCTCCCATCCGACACTGTGGACCTGCTTGAGCACGTCATCCGCACCGGTGCGGGGTCGGCGTCCACGCAGGCAGACCTGAACATCACGCGGATCAGCGTGTCCACGTACGCCACGATCCCCAACAAGCTGCAGCAAGCGCGGCCCATTCAGGTCTGGATCGAGCGTCGGCAGGAAACCCCGCGCATCACGGTGTGGCCTGTTCCCGACAACTCGACAACCTACACGTTTGTGTACTGGCGCTTGCGCCGGATCGACGACGCGGGCAACGGCGTGAACACCATGGACGTGCCGTTCCGGTTCCTCAATGCCATGGTGGCGGGCTTGGCCTACTACCTCGCGCTGAAGGTGCCCAACGGCACTGAGCGGTTGATGATTCTCAAGCAGCAATACGACGAGGCTTGGGACTTGGCTAGCGCGGAAGACCGCGAAAAAGCTGCCGTTCGATTCGTGCCTCGGCACATGCACATCGGGTAAGGCGGTCGATGCCAAACCGTTTCGCTTCCGGCAAGGTCGCAATTGCGATCTGCGACATTTGCGGCTTTCAGTTCAAGCTGAAAGAACTGCGCACGCAGATTGTCAAGCTCAAGCCTGTGAACGATCGGGTATGCCCGGAGTGCTGGTCTCCCGACCACCCACAGTTGCAGCTGGGTATGTACCCGGTGGACGATCCACAGGCACTGCGCAACTCACGGCGCGACACCACCTACGTGACCGCCGGGCCCAACGTCAACGGCAACTTGACGGGCGGCAGCCGGGACATCCAGTGGGGATGGAACCCAGTGGGCGGGGCAAGTTCATTCGACGCACCACTGACACCGAATTACTTGGTGGTGGACACAATTGTTGCTACAGTCACGATAGTGACGACTTAAGGAGCCTGACATGGCATATACGAAATCAGCAGACGGCATCGCCTCCAAAGGCAAGACCAAGGTCAAAGTCATGGCCAACAGCGGCCCCACTGCAGCCAACCCCAAGGGTGGCATGAAAAGCTCCGGCGTGACTAGCGAGGCCATGAAGTCCATGGGCCGCAACATGGCGCGCGTAGCCAACCAGAAAGGCGGCTGATCATGGCAACTTTCAGTAAAAAAATGGGCGGCAAGGAGGTTGGCCAAGCCAGCACCTATGCAAAGCCCCACACGATGAGTGGCAAAGCCGTCAAGGCCGAAGAGAACCCCGGCGTCGCCCCGGGTGAGCCGCGCATGACCATTGGTGCAAAGCGCACCGGCGCAGCCCCTGCAGTCAAAACCTCCGGCATCAAGATGCGCGGCGCTGGCGCGGCCATTAAGGGCACGATGTCGCGTGGCCCTATGGCGTGAGGTGACGGATGAACTACACCGAGTTGAGAACCGCGATCTGCGACTACGCCCAGAACTTTGAGGCGGACTTCGTCACGAACATCCCGGTCTTCGTGACGCAGGCGGAGCAGCGCATTTACAACTCCGTGCAGTTCCCGTCGCTGCGCAAAAACACCACAGGTGTGGTCACAACGCTCAACAAATACTTGGCGTGCCCCGGCGACTTCTTGGCGGCGTATTCGCTGGCCGTTATAGACGCCAGTGGCAACTACGAGTACCTGCTGAACAAGGACGTCAACTTCATCCGGCAGGCGTACCCCAACCCTGCAAGTGTTGGCAAGCCGAAGTACTACGCCATCTTTGGCCCGCAGTCATCCCAAGAGAACGAGCTCACGTTCATTCTCGGCCCGACGCCCGACGCCATGTATGGTGCCGAGCTGCACTACTACTTCTACCCCGAGTCCATCTCCACAACGCCGTCCGGACAGTCGTGGCTTGGCGACAACTTTGATTCGGTGCTGCTGTACGGCGCGCTGGTTGAAGCGATCACGTTCATGAAGGGTGAGGCCGACATGGTGGCGCTGTACGAGACCAAGTACAGAGAAGCCCTCGGCCTTGCCAAGCGATTGGGTGACGGTTTGGAGAAACAAGATCAATACCGGTCTGGGCAGTACCGACAACCAGTGAATTGACATGAGCATCATCCAAACTACCACCACGAGTTTCAAGCAGGAAGTCCTGCTGGGCGTGCACGACCTTGATCTGGACACGCTCAAGATCGCGCTGTACACATCGGCCGCTGACCTCAATGCGGGCACCACGGTGTATGGCACAGCTGCAGAAGTTGTGGGCACCGGGTACGCAGCTGGGGGCATTGTGCTCACAGACGTGTCGGTGGCTGTGTCGGGCACTACGGCGTTCGTTGCCTTCAGCAACGCGGTGTGGAACCCAGCGTCGTTCACGGCGCGCTGCGCGCTGATCTACAACGCCGACAAGGGCAACAAGTCAATTGCCGTGCTGGACTTCGGCGCGGACAAGACCGCCGTCTCCACATTCACCGTGCAGATGCCAGCCAACACGGCTACCACGGCGCTGATCCGGTTCGTTTAAGGACCCGCCATGACGAATGCAAAAGCCACGTCCACAGACATCGTGTCGGGGCAAGTGTCCCGAGCCGGGGGGAGCGCAGCGCAGGCAGTGGGCGGCGGCGTATTCCACGTCGTGTGCTTGGACGCCAGCGGCAACGTGAAGTGGGACTCGAAGTCCCCCAATCTTGTGGTCAACGTGGGCCTGCAAGACATGGCCCAGCAGTATTTCAAGGGTGTCAGCTACACCGCGTCATGGTACGTGGGGCTGTACGGCGCTGCAGCGTCCAACACACCGAACGAGAACGACACCGCCGCCTCTCACGGCGGGTGGACTGAGGTGGCCCCCTACGGCAACGCTACACGCGCGGTGTGCACGTTTGGCACGGCCACGCTGGCTGACCCCTCAGTGCTCAGCAACAGCGCGTCTCCGGCGTCGTTTAACGTCAACGCAGCGGCCATCGTGGGCGGCGCGTTCCTGATCAGCGACAGCACGAAGTTTGGTACCACAGGCATTCTGTTCTCAGCTGCGGACTTCGCGGCCCCCGGCGACCGGACGGTAGTGCCCGGCGACACCGTCACCGTGACATACACGTTCAGCCTTGCGGCTGCGTAAGGAGCCCGCGCCCATGTTCAACGTCAACGAGATTGTGAAAGTCAAAACCACCATCCCTACCGGGCCTGTGCTGAACCGCATGCTGAACCCCGATGGCACCATCTCGTATCTGGTCGAGTGGGTGGATGAGAAGGGTGCCAAGCAGCAGCGCTGGTTCGCCGAGGGGTTGCTGGAGGCTACGTAATGGCAAACAGATACTGGGTTGGCGGGACGGGGACGTGGAACGCATCGTCCACAACAAACTGGTCCGCCACAAGCGGGGGCGCGTCCGGGGCCTCTGTGCCCACCGCAGCCGACGTAGCCATATTCGACCAAGCTGCCACGTACACCGTGACCATCAGCGGGACTGGCAGCCGGACAGCATTGGCCATACTGAACACAGCAGGGACCGTCACGTTTGCAGGCACCACGGCCGTGGCCATTGGCGGTTTGACATTGGAAGCAATAGCGGTGTGGAGCCACACCGGCGGAATAAACTTCACGGTTGCTGGCACGCACACGATCGACACAAAAAATGTCTTGGTAGGGGTTTCGACATTTTCAGCAAGTGCGTCTTCATGGACACTGGCGTCGGATTTCAGGGCGACTGGCACCACTCGTCTGTATGGGGGTACGCTAGACCTGAATGGGTACACACTGGCGTCGGATCAGTTTGACGCAAGTAGTAGTTACCCCTCTCGCACGTTGGCATTTGGAGCAGGGCAAATTACCGTCACAGGGCTTGTGACTTCCACGATCCTTACGTTTCGCAATGACGCGAACCCCGCATCGCTGGTAATGACCGGGTCCAAGCGCGTCAACATATCAACGTCACGGACAGCCGTCGCGTTGGCGTATTTAGGGGCTTACGAGGTCGATTTGTACGTGACGCAAGGGTCGTATGTGCTTGGTTTGAGTAACAGCTTGGCGGTTCGGAATGCGGACTTTACAGGCTTTACCGGAGCGGCTGGGGGTTCAATAAGTCTTGCCGGGAATTTGGTTTTAGACGCAGGCATGTCCGGGGTCGGTGCATCGCTGAATCTAACAACTGTAGGCACAGGGGTGCAAAGCATTACGTCCAATGGGGGGGTCGCCGTGGGGTATTTGAGGCTCATTGGGACCGGTACCGTACAACTTCAAGACGCACTTACACTTGCAAGCGATGCAACTGTGGAGCTGGTCAGCGGCGTGCTGGACTTAAACGGGTTTGTGCTGGAGGCATATCTCGCATACTTGATTGGGTACGACGACCTCGGGGACCCAACCACCCCAGAATTGCGGATGAGTTCCGGGACGCTAAGAGTTGAAAACGGCTTGGGTTTTGAGGTGCTTGAACCACCCGCTGTGCTACCGACAGTCACAGGTTCTGGCACGATTGAAATATTTGGCGACGCATCGTTCGGGTGGGTCGTTGTCGACCCCGCAGACTCCCGAGTGGCGGCGTTTCCGACTGTGCAGCACACGGGCACCGCATCGTTGCAAGTGTACGGCAACAACACCTTCACCTCACTTGAGAGCGCCAGCACAGCCGGAGGTGTGGCATTTATTAAAGGTAGCATCAACACGTTTGGCGCATTCAATGTGTCTGGTGCGCCCGGCAACCTGAAGACCCTCACCGCAGTTCCCGGGGACCTTGCAATCAATCAGGCCACACTGCTCAAAAGCACAACGTGGTTCGTGGGCGCAAACAGTGTGGACGATGGCAACAACACCGGGCTGATCTTCACGGCAGGGGGGATCAATGACTATCTGGCCATCAGCAACATCATCGGTGGCGGGTCGGGCACCACGTATGCAACGGACGTGATCGAGGGTGTAGACCTGAGCGACGCAGCTGTGGCTGCCGAAATCAAACCGACCAGCGTGCAAGAATCCGTGGAGGCCCAAGACGCCACTGCGGTTGTTGTGAGCGATCTGGTGTGGTCGGAATTCGATGACAGTCAGACGCCGAACTGGCAAAATGTCGACAACACGCAGGTCCCCGCATGGACGCCTGTGGACGATAGCCAAACCCCGGGCTGGACTCCCGTAACCCCGTAAGGATCAGGCATGAGCACTTTTTCCCCCAGCCTCCGAATAGAACTCATTGACACCGGCGCACAGGCCGGTGTGTGGGGCACAACGACGAACACAAACCTCGGCACGCTGATTGAGTCGGCGATTGCCGGGTACGTGTCGGTGCTGGTCACCAGCGCGAACCAAGCATTCACAGCACTGAACGGTGCCGCTGACCAGTCACGCAACATGTCTATCGCATTGACCACGTCAACGACGGATGTGTTCAACGTGTATGCACCCCCGGTCGAGAAGACGTACATTCTCTACAACGCCAGCGCGTACACCGCCACCATTTACAACTCCACGGTGCAGGGCAACACCACGGCCGCAGGCGCAGGCGTTGCGATCCCGGCGGGCAAGACCATGACCGTGTGGTCTGAGGGCACCAACTTCCAACTGCAGAACACGCACTTCGTCGGCACCGTGGTGGGTAACGTGACGGGCGACGTGACGGGCGACGTGACGGGCGAGCTCGACGGAAGCATCACAGGCACCACAACCGGCGTTACGCAAGCCCCCGGCAACAGCACCGCCCGACTGGCCACCACTGCGTTTGTGACCGCCGCGCTTCAGGCCGTATACCCAGTGGGCTCCATCTACATCAACGCGGGCGTGAGCACCAACCCAGCAACACTGCTGGGGTTTGGCACATGGGCGGCGTTCGGCGCTGGCCGGGTCATGGTTGGCTTGAATGGCGCAGACCCACTGTTTG